CATCGTTGAAATGGGGGATAAATTCATCGAGCTAATTTCCGAGTGTAAGTAAAATCATCCAGTGACGGCATAACTATCGTGCTACAATTAATCTCATGAAGCCCAAAGGTCGGCATAATCATAAAAGAATTAAAAAAATGAAACCGATTAGCGAAATCGTCACCGAAGCGCAGGCGTTGGCCACCGTGACCGAAGATCAGTTTGAGGCATCTCTCGCGACCCTCGTCGCAGATTTGCAGGCATTCGCAGCAGGCACAACGCCAGTCGCGCCGACCATCACTTCCGTCGTTGTGAATTTCTCCGACAATTCCACGTCAGAATTCGACCCGAAGGCATAGTTTGATAAAGATCTCCCTTCGGGGAGATTTTTGTTATGCACAGGGTAAAATATTTTGATAGGAGTATATTAAAAGTAGTTCTCCGAAAAGGAGGGGAGCGATGGAACAAAATGGAGCGCTTTATTGTGATGAATGTCACCTCGCCATCATGCGGCAGCCGCATCGTGTTGTTACTCGGGAAGCGAGTCCTGGCAAACCTGCCAGGATCATCCACTTCCATAACCGCGAGACGGGTGATTGCTGGTCGAAAGCACTGGCCAAGGCGCGGGCTGCAGCCCCGCAACAGCTAAATTTGAATTTTCAAAAGGATGTGATCCCTTCTCGAGTCCATTGACCACCCCGCCGCCTCCTATTCTTGGAGGTATTCTCCCACCCAATGCGTGCTGGCGCGCTCCCAAACACCAGCTTTTTTTACGCCAATAAAAACGGGCCACGCTTTCCACGGCGTGACCCCCGATAGCTATAACGGTGAGGTCTTACGGTTGCCTCTTGCTATATATAACGAAAAGTGTCCTACTAGGTTACTTATACCCACCTTGTGCACAGAGGATATGGTATGATATTTAAGAGATCGGTTCGCCCGATCGCCGTAAAAATTTTAATACAATCGCAGCTCCCACTTGGGTAACAAGCGAGCTAAGGCCTTCGGGCTTTAGCTCGTTTTGTTTATAAAGCGGCCTGCAAAAATTTTATGAATGTTGTTCTCGATGCTTTTTATAGCTTAGGACGTAACCTTAATAAAACGCAGGGAGCGGAAACTGCTCTCGATACGGCGGAAGGAATCGTTTCGGAAAAGATGCCCGAGCTCACGCTCGAGATGGACGATGCCGATATCATCAAGCTCACCGATCAATGGGAAAAAGAATGGGAGGAGAGCGATGTTAAAACGACCTGGGCAAAACGCGGCGAAGAAAACGAAAATTATTGGCTCGGCAAGCATTATCAAAAACCCGAAGTCGATAAGACGCGCGCATTAATCGACAACGTACTTTTCAAAGCTCTTGAAACCTATTTGCCGCAGATCACGCGGCAGGATCCCGAGGCGACGGTGGAAATTTCTGGGAATCCAGAAAATGTGCCCCCGATCGTCACGCAATATGTCCGCAAGATCCAAGAAAAATTGGGGCAGATCGTGGATGAAATTCGGTTGCGCGTAAAATTGAAAAAAGCTGGGCGTCATTGGGCGCTCTATTTGGTCGCCGTCATGAAGAGCGGCTGGGATATTTCGCGCGATATGCCGACGGTCAAAGTGATCCGTCCGCAAAAAATGATTTTCGACCCGAATGCCACCGTCGATGAAGATGGCTATACGGGCAATCGCATCGGAGAATACCGCAAACTCGAAGCTGGCCTCATTCTCGATATTATTGGCGAAGGCAAAGGCACCGAAGAAGCGCGCAAAGCGATCAAAGATCTCGTAAAGGATGATCTCGGGACCGAGGTGCAATTCATCGAGTGGTGGACCCCGCATTATATGTGCTGGAAGATGGGCAAAAAAGTTTTACTCAAAAAGAAAAATCCAAACTGGAATTATGATGAGCCAACTCCCGCGCAACCCGAGCAGGCAGAAGGTGCAACGAATGAGCAGGGCGTTCCGTTGCCGCCACAACCCGCTCCGCAGCCGATCAAGGGCGTAAACCACTGGACGAGCCCGCGAATGCCATATCGCTTACTCTCGGTTTTCAATCTCGGCAAGCAGCCCGTCGATGATACGTCCCTCATGGGCCAGAATTTGTCCAACCAGGACATTATCAATAAGCGGATGAAGCAGATCGACAAGAATGCCGACTCAATGAATAACGGCATCGTCGTTTCGCTCGAAAAATCTGGTTTGACGACGCAGCAGGCAAAAGGCGTCACCGAGGCATTGCGAAAAGGCGGCACGATCGCGATCCCCACGGGATCCGCGCAAGACGCGATCTATCGCCCGCAGCTCCCGACGTTGCCCGATATGATCTATGACAATTTGCAGGATACGCGCAACGAAGTGGAGGGCATCTTTGGCACGCAGGGCTCGACCCCGCAAGGCGTGAAGAATACCGAGACCGCGAAAGGTCAGATTCTCATGAAGCAGATGGATACCGATCGCATTGGCGGCGGCATCACGGAATATATCGAACAGCTTGCCGACGACGTGGTGAATGATTTCGTGCAGTTGCTCTATGTGTACGACGACGAATTCCACGCGCTGCTTCAGGGACTTCCGAGCTCGGATCCGCAGACGGGACAACAGTCGCTCATTCCGCTTCCAAAATTAAAGGTGAGCATCAAGGAGGGCTCCATGCTTCCGAAAGATGCGACCTCCCTCGCAAACCAGGCGATCAGTTTGGCGAACGAAGGCAAGATGGCATTGAAAGATCTCTACCAGCGCCTCGACTATCCGAATCCCGAAGAGCTTGCCGCGAATGTTTGGCTGGAAGCCAACGCTCCCGAATTGCTCTATGCCGACAACCCGCTCGTGCAAAAAGCGGTTCAGATGAAACAGCAAGCGCAGGCCGCACAGCAGCAAGCCGCCGCCGAAGCCGAGCAAGCGAAGTCCGCGAAGAAACCGATCGAGTCGATCGCCTTCAAGGATCTCCCGCCCGACGGCAAGGTGCAGCTCGCAGCTCAAGCGGGAATCGTATTGCATCCCGAAGGCATAGCCGCACACGATCAGCACAAAGAAGTCCGAGATACTGCTCACGCGATTGCACTAAAGGTCGCAAGCCCGCCTCCGCAGCCAGATATCGGAGGAGGTGGATCACCTTAAAACCTATGAGCAAATTAACAGGAGAGGAAAGAAAAAATCTCAAGACATCGACTTTCGCAGATCCGAGCCAGCGCAAATATCCCATTCCCGACATAAGCCATGCGAGAGATGCGTTGTCAAGAGTGAGTGCCAACGGCTCCTCGAAACTCAAAGCGATGGTCCGCGCAGAAGTGCATCGACGTTTTCCAAGCATCAAAGAGAGTAAAAAATAATTAACGTGCGGGCTCGTACCACCCCGCCATATAAATAGTGGCTCGTAACCTAATATTATGACCGAAACAGACAAGCCGCAGTTCAGGAGGGAAGGAGATCCTGCCTTCCCCGTAGAGAACAAAGAGAAGGATAACTCTTCCGCCTCGGCAGCGGGTGAAAAAACCGAAGAGGAAAAAGCAGCGGAGGCAGCCGCGGCGGGAGGTGGAGGCGGAGAAGCCGCCAAGCCCCTTCCTTTCCACGAAGATCCGAAGGTGCAGGAATATATCGAGCGGCAGGTAACAGAGCGGCTCGGTAAGTCGGAAGCCCAGCACCAGAAGGATCTCCAGACATTGCGCGAGGAATTTTCGGCCGCGAGGAAGGACAACGCGGAGAATACGAAAATTCCAAAATGGTTCGGTGGCAACCAGGAGCAGTGGAACGAATACCGTGCCGACATCGATGCAAGAATCAAAGGCGCCGAAGATCGGGCGATCGAGAGGATCTCCCAGGGACGGCAGCAAGAAGATTCTCGCGTCGCAGAGGCAACGGAATTTTTCAACAGCGAACTCAAAGTGATTCAGACCGATAAGGAATTGAATCCCACTGGAGCGAAGGTGGATCCGAATCAGTTGCTCGAGACCGTGATGAAGTACCAGCTTATCGATACGCAAGGGAGATGGAATTATCGCGCAGGTGCGCGAATTCTTCTCGGAGGCGCCAAGCCGCCTGCACCCGCCGCTGCTGCGACGGACCCTGCGCGGAAGAATCTGGGAGCTGCTACGGTCAAGACCGACAGGGGAGAGCCGCAAGCTAAGACCTATAAAACTTCTGCCGATTTCCAAAAGAAACGGCCGTGGTAAAAATTTCGGAAAAATAAAAATTAATTAACAACCATTATGTCTGAATTATACGGACAGCGAATCCAGACCACGGTTAATACGGAATATTTGCCGTATGTCGTGGACACGGTTCTTCGCTCCAATGTCTTGTTCCAGCGCATTGTGCGCGCGAGCAAGGAATGGAATGGTCGGACGTTGCGCGTCCCTGTGAAGATCTCGAAGAATGCCACTGGAACCTCGTTCCGCGGCTTCGATACGTTCTCCACTGCGGCCACCAACAACCGCCAATTCATGGAATTTACGCCTTCGTTCTATCAGATCACCTGTGCTTTGCCTGGCGACGAACTTTCGGTAGCCGACACCGAAGATAAGGTGCTCGACCTCATGAAGCTCACGATCCAGTCGGACACGGAAGATATGGCCGACGACCTCGGCACGATCTGGTATTCCGACGGCACGGGCAACAACGGCAAAGATCCGTTGGGCCTTACGGCGCTCGACGACGACGGCACAAACGTCTCGACGATCGGCGGTCTCTCTCGTTCGACGTACACGACGCTCAAGGGCGTTAATACGGCATCGGGAGGCACGCTCGCTTTGACTCTTATCGATTCGCTCTGGATGGCGCTTACCTCGGGCTCTGTGAAGCCGAGCGCGAGCTACACCACGCAATCGATCTTCAACTATTACGGCCAACTTCTCCGCCCGCAAGAG